GGCGATCACACACAATATTTAATAAATCAAGGCGGATATATTCCAGTCTTGGCAGCAGCTACAACAACTGCTATTAGTTCGACACCTGCGGAACTTAACATTCTTGATGGAGCAACTGTTGTTGTTGGAGAAATTAATTATCTTGACTTAGGTTCAACGGCTGTCGGTACAGCAATAGCATCTAAAGCAGTGATACTTGATTCCAATAAAGATTACACAGGATTAAGAAACTTAACTATAACAGGTGAGTTAGATGCAGCTACACTAGATATAAGTGGAGATGCCGACATTGATGGAACCTTAGAAACAGATAATCTAACAGTCGGTGGCGCACAAGGTAGTGACGGACAAGTACTAACTTCAACAGGAAGTGGAGTAGCTTGGGAAGATGCTGCAGGTGGTGGTGTTACCTATAAATCAGAAGGTACAGACTTTACAGGTTCTTTATTTATAGGACACTCTACTACAGGAACTTTAGACGCGGCAACTTATAATACTGCTGTAGGTCTTAACGCTCTGGATGCTATAACAAATGCCGATCATAACGTGGCAGTTGGCTATCAGGCTATGACAACAAATTCTACAGGCGCT